TCTTTTTGGAGAGTCAAGGCAATGAAGACATTAGCCTGTTTATTAATAGCCCTGGGGGGTCCGTTACTGCTGGCCTTGCTATTTACGATACCATGCAGTTTATCCGACCCGACGTCGCCACTTACGTTATGGGACAGGCCTGTAGTATGGGCTCATTCCTTGCTCAAGCCGGCGCCCCAGGTAAGCGGTTTGTCCTGCCTGAGTCACGTACAATGATCCATCGTGTTAGTTCCGGTACTCCCGGAACTCGCGGTACAGTACACGTACAGGAATTAGAATTTGAAGATGCTAAACGTAGTTTTGAAGAATCTAAGCGTATTAACGAACGACTAACTGAGCTGTATGTCAAACACAATACTGCTGGAAAGACGTACGAACAGCTATTTGAAGCTATGAAATTTGACACTTTTTTGAGTGCTAAAGAAGCAGTAGAATACGGGCTGGCTGATAAAGTCATCGATAAACGCCCATAAAGTGCTTATATAATGGTTTGCCGTAGTACACTATAAATAGTTATGTTAGGAGTGTACTATGGCCCAGTTACCATTCGATTGGTCGGAATTAACCCGCAGTAACTTGTACTCTATGTTCTATTCGCTTAACGGCGAAATAGTGGGCAAAGAGCTAAGTCCTAGTCAAATCCAAAAACGTATTATTCGCCATATCAAAGCGCATGTACCCGTTAAACTTAAAAAATGCTTATATGCACCTACTACAAAAGGGTTCGTGTTTATGGGTGGGGTATATTACAGTGATTTAGATCGAAAAGGCAAACCTGCTATTGAAGTTAATTTTAACTACAATCCAACAGATAAAAAATTAAAATTAACTAATCATCGTTTTAAACGTATGGCAATTCGATTTGCTGATGTTATGCTACATGAAATTGTACATATGCGCCAATTCCGTAGCCGTAACTTTAAAAATATACCCGGCTATCAAAGTACAGCAGAATATGCTAAAGATCGTAAAAAACAAGAATACTACGGTGATAGAGACGAAATGGGTGCTCATGCTTTTAATACCGCATGTGAACTGATCGATCGATTTGGTTATGATCCCACAACTATTGCTCGATATTTAGATTCAAACGAATGCCGTAGACATAAAAGTTCTACGTGGCACGACTATTTAAAAGTGTTCGATTGGAATCACGATCATCCAATTATACGTAGAATGAGAAATTTAATTCTACGCAATTTAGAAAATGCCTACTACGGCAAACCATTTAAGACTACTAACCATCTGACATATTGATAATTAGATTGTATAAACAATTTAATGAGGAATGTCATATGCACTTTGAAATACAAAACTTCTTTCCAAAAGCGTTAGCTTCGTGTACTGACTTGTATAAATTTTCCGAAGAAGAATTAGAATTTATAAAAAGCCAAGAACGAGCATACAACGGAAGTGGTTATAACTTTCGCAGTGAAAATACCTACATCCTTAAATCTCCAGAAATGAAAAATATTTTTGAATATGTTTCACATGGAGTTCGATTCTACGCCCATACCATATTATCAGCATCAGATGATGTTGAATTTTACATAACCCAATCTTGGTTAAATTGGACTGAGCCTGGACAATCGCATCACGAACATGCTCATCCTAACAGTATTATTTCAGGAGTGTTTTATATCGATGTTGATGAAAAACACGATAGCATAAGTTTTGTAAATGACAAGTATGATAGGATCCATTTAGTAAAGAAAGAAGCGACTCCCTGGAATACAGTAAAATGTGCTTTTGAAACAAAAGTTGGACAGATGATGCTTTTTGATTCGTCTGTAGTCCATTGCGTTGAACCTACTACATCTAGTAGCACCCGAATTAGTTTATCATTTAATGTATTTGCTAAAGGTAGTTTGGGTTTTGACGATGCTCTCACCCAATTAATCTTATAAATTGCTTGACACGTAAGTCAATAGACTGTATAATATAAACTTAAACAGTTAATTATTGGAGTCAACATGAGCGTGTGTGCAAGCCACATTTGGGATTTGGAAAGTCATCCTTCCCGTCTAAACAAAGAAGCCATCATTCTAGCCATTGCCCAATCGGGTAATAAGGAATTTTTTGAAGGTTGTCGTCTAGCTCTTGATCCAATGATTACATTTGGACTAAAACAAATTCCGGAGAAAACAGATGAAGATGGGCCTGGCCTTCCTTGGGATAGCTTTACTCTCGCTCTTACTGGCTTTGTATCTCGCAACGTCACCGGTAATACAGCACGTGACATGATCCAAGCAATGATGAAATCCGCCACTAAGAAAGAGTGGAATGGATGGTATCGGCGCATACTGATCAAAGACTTGCGTTGTGGGGTAAGTGAAAAAACAATCAACAAGATGGTGGAGAAGAAATATGCTGACTATGCTATACCTGTTTTTGGGTGCCAGCTTGCTCATGACAGTGCCAATCATGAGACTAAGGTATCTGGAAAGAAACTTATCGAAGTCAAACTTGACGGAGTACGAGTTATTACTATTGTCCGTGCCGACGGTCGGGTTGATATGTTTAGTCGTAACGGCAAAGAGCTTGCAAATTTTCCACATATTGTAGAACAGATTTCGAGTGTAATTAAACAAAAAGGTTCTAGCAAGAGTATGGATGTTGTACTAGATGGCGAGATTATGTCGTCTAGTTTCCAAGACTTGATGAAGCAGGTACACCGAAAAGACAATGTAGAAGCTGGTGATGCTATCCTTAACTTGTTTGACGTACTACCGTTAGAAGATTTTGAGAAAGGTATTTACAACAAGGATCAAACTACTCGTAGTAGCATGGTCAAGTTTTGGGTTGAACAAAATCAAGACCTGTTGCCTAACGTGACCTATGTTGCTAATGAGCTTGTAGACTTGGACACAGAAGAAGGTCAAGCTCGCTACAAAGAAATCAACGCCAAAGCGATTGCTGGTGGGTACGAAGGTATCATGCTTAAGGATCCTACGGCTGGATATGAATGTAAGAGAAGTGTTGCATGGTTAAAGCTCAAGCCATTTATCGAAGTTAGTCTTGCAGTAGTCGCAGTGGAAGAAGGTACTGGTAAGAACATAGGTAAACTAGGTGCTCTAGTATGCGAAGGTGTAGACGATGGTAAGGCGATTCGAGTAAATGTAGGTTCAGGACTTACAGATGAAGATCGTGTTACTTACTGGAATAATGCTGATACACTCATTGGGGATATTGTTGAAGTTCGTGCTGATGCTATTACACAAAATCAAGACGGAACGTACAGTTTACGATTCCCACGTTTCAAAGGATTCAGAGGTTTTGTAGCAGGTGAAAAACTTTAATATTTTACTACAACGTCTTATACTTTCAATTTTCTGTATAGCAGTTGTAGTATACTTTTGGCCTGAAGAGTCTAAAGGAATACATGCTACTCGTTTTTGTGCATACGGTGAATTATATGTAGAATTTGAGAATCATGGCAAAGTATGGGGAACTACTTTCCTAGATGAGCTTGGAAGGCCGATCCCCTGTAATGAAAATGGCGAAGTCCAAGAAAATGTAAGACACGCAATTTAAATCGTAAATAAAGGAGTATTATGACTAATCCATTTAGAGATCAAGAAAAATTTATGAAAGCCTGTGATCAAACCACAGGCGGAGAATTTGACCAAGAACAATTTAAAATGTATCTTGGTCTTATTGAAGAAGAATACAAAGAACTTCAACTAGCCATTGACGACAACGATCAGTTGGAAACGCTGGATGCACTTGTTGATATTCTAGTTGTTACTATTGGTGCTATTCATAGTATGGGTAGTGATGCAGAAGGTGCATGGAAAGAAGTCATGCAAACTAATTTTGCCAAGATTGATAAAGAAACTGGCAAAGTGCGTAAACGTGAAGATGGCAAAGTTTTAAAACCCGTGGGCTGGGTACCGCCCGATCTTAAACCATTTGTATAAAGGAATAAAATATGTTTGGACATAATTACACAGACGATGGAGTTATTAGCTATCGTTCCGCTGGAGAAGTAAATCAGGCTATGGGCCGTGTATATGGCTATATGGGTCTTGCTACACTAGTCAGTATGATTGTTAGTTTCTTTGTAGGAACCAATCCAGAACTTGTAAAGTTTTTCTTTACAGGTGTAATGCACTATGTAGTAATTTTTGCACCTCTACTAGCCGTGTTTGGTATTACTATTGCACTCAACGCTAACCCGCCAAAAGAAACTGCTGTCTTATTGTTAGCAGGATTCGCGGCAATCATGGGGTTGAGTTTTGCTGTTATTTTTGCTGTCTATACAATGGCAAGTATTTTTAGTGCCTTTATGGGTGCGGCAGTATTGTTTGGTACTATGAGCTTTTACGGATACTTTACTAAGAAGGATTTAGACAGCTTGGGTAAATTTATGTTTGTTGGATTGATTGCTATTGTCATTGCTAGTATTATCAATATCTTTATTGGTAGTAGTGTAATGCAAATGGTTATCTCAGCATTGGCTATTGTGATCTTCATGGGCTTGACTGCTTATGACACACAACAGATCCGTGAGATGGTCAGTACAGATTCCAGTCCTGCTGTAGAAGTTATCGGTGCATTAACTCTGTACCTTGACTTTATCAATATTTTCTTAAGTCTATTGCAGTTGTTTGGGGATAAAAAGGATTAAAAATGCGTAGTCATTATTGGACATGTTCAAAATTTGCAGACTGGCTTCGTGGCACCACAAAGCTCAAATGCGGTACTAGCGAAGAATGGAACGAATGGGAAGATCGTGCTAAAGCGGCATATCCCATTCGTTGGTGGTTAGCTGAAGAAGGACTTGACCACATTCAAAAATTTGTTTATTACATTCCGGACCGACTAAATGACATACGCTATTATATCAATAATCGCTGGGTTAGCCACAGCCATGCTCTTACAGCCCATCCTCGCGACATACAACCGGGTAATTGGTGTGATGTTGGCAATCGCTTTCTTCCTTGTCTTTTCAATGAGCTTGTTGACTTTGTTGAAATAGAACAAGCATGGCATCACTGCATGTGGAGTGACGAAGCTAAGACTGAATTTGAAGTGCCTTGGTGGCGCAGTGGCTGGTTGCGCTGGCGCACATGGCGCAGTCCTGAAGCAGGCATGGAATACCTAAAGTGGGCTAGTGGTCTTACTAACAAAGATTTCATCGAAGAAGGCGAAAAGGAAGAGCCAACCTACCAAGCTATTGCGGCAAAGGAAATCATTGAACTGTACACATGGTGGACTACTGTTTACCGTAATCGTCCAGATGCGTACGATGCTAGCGGTTGGAGTGCGTACTGTGAAGCAAGTCGCATAGCCAACGGTGGGAAGTTAAGCTGGAGTGGTGATAAGAGCCCCGAGCTTAAAGCGATGAGCGATACTGCTCACGCTAAACTTCGTGAGATGGAAGAAGCTTACGAAAAAGAAGAAGAAGAAATGATGATTCGTCTTATTAAAATTCGTGGAAGTCTTTGGACCTAATTTAATGATTCCATTTAAAGCAGTCGTAGAACGATTCGTTCGTAAATACAAACGAAAACTAATTAAACAGAAAAATTCTATGACTAAAGATACTATATGTGCAGTGCCATGGATGCACTTGAACTTTGAACCAAATGGCAAGGTTGTACCTTGCTGTCTTACCAGCCATCATAATTATTTTGCAGGTGATCTTAACAAGCAGACTATTGATGAAATTTGGAACAGTAGTAATATGAAAAAACTACGTAAACAAATGATCAACGGTGAGGAACCTGAAATCTGTGCTACGTGTTTTAATAAAGAACGTGTTACTGGTGAAAGTGGAAGATACTATCATAGTAAAGAATTTCCCAATGTAATTAAGATCATTCCTGAAATTACTGAGCCCGATGGTACTTGCACGACTATGGAGTTGAAGTATTGGGATTTTCGATTTAGCAATCTCTGCAATATGAAATGTCGTAGCTGTGGTCCACGATATAGTTCAGCATGGGTTCCTGATGCTAAAAAATTAGGTTACACTGACCAAGAAAAAGTTTGGAATATCGAAAGTGTAGACGATAAGACGAATTTTGATTTTTTAAAAGATCAAGTACAGCACGTACAAAAGATTTATTTTGCAGGTGGCGAACCGTTGCTAATGCCTGAACACTGGCAAACTTTAGACATGCTAGTCGAGAACAAACGATTTGATGTTAAGATATCTTATAACACAAACGCATCAACACTCACATACGGTAAGAAAAATGCATTAGACTATTGGCGTCAATGGGAATATGGAAAAATCGAAGTTTGGCCGAGTATTGATGAAATTGGTCCTAGAGCTGAACTTATCCGTTCAGGCACTGTATGGCCAAAGGTTGAAGAAAATCTAATAGCACTTTCAAAATTAGACAATATCATTGTACGCCCTGGCATGACTATTGGGGCATGGAATGTGTTTAGACTCCCAGAGATTATAAATCACTTAATCAGTATTGGCGTAGTTACTGCTAAACACAAGCATCAAAATTTCTTTATTAATTTATTGCAGTTTCCTGAGCACTATCACGTTAGTATCTTACCAGATCAATTTCGAAAAGACACTATAGATAAATTAAAAACATTTATTGTTAGTCATAACAAAAAATATAATACCACTATTGATCATTTGTTTACCTATATCATTCATGAATTAGAAAAACCACACGATCCAGTATCTGCTAAAAAGTTCTTGCAAATGTCAGATACGATCGACCATTTACGAAACGAAGATATCTTTGAAGTTATTCCTGAGTTAAAAATATTACTATGATTTGTCATATTACGTTTGAAGACACCGCAGGTCAGCATCATCGTATCCCCATAACAGTATACCCTACTAACTTAGCTAAACGATGGGTTGTTAAGGTCATGTCCAACCAACATTTTAAAGACAAATATCTACACAGCGCATTTATAAATCAAAGTTATAAAAATATCGATAAACTACAATCTCGCTTGATTAATACAGTTAAGGATATTAATTTAGAATACGATCAGCAGTTACCGTTATTCGAAGGTACTAGCTTGTTTAACGAAACTATTCTAAATGAATTGCATAGGCATTTTGAAGTAGTTGGTGGGCGGATTAAAGAAGGACTTGAACCCTCAGAGTCATTGAGAAAAAATTTCCTATTGCTAAACGAACTTATACACACCTACGAAGAAGTACTGCATAGTAAAGATTTACCAATATCGAATATGAGTGTATTAATAGACTACTATCGCGCAACAGAGTTCGAACCAATACAGGAAAGAGATAAACTGCACCTTACTACACAATTTATGTGGGGAGGCGTTTATTTAGGATATGCTACATTAGGTAAAGACTGGCTTAATGTAGCACACGATAATGATATTGATGTTATCAAAAGAAATATGGTCAGACCACAAATAAGAATGTCAGCAGAAACATGGGTTAACTTTGGTCAAGACGATGTCGAAAATTATACCGGATACAAATTTGAACAATGGTATTTACAGTTGTCTGAAGATGTCAAACAACTAGTTCCTATAGACGATTTAAATAAATTATCATTAGGCAGATATTCGATTGGACGAGTACTAATCGATGAAGAATATTTTTTAAAATATCATAATAATAAACACGATTGGGAATCTTATAATCATCCCATTAAAGGTCAATGGAATAACGAAGTATTCTCAACATTTACAAACGTAACAAATATACAATTCAGTGGCTAAATTAATTCAAATCGCACAAGAAACGCAAACACTTCAACTTACCTGGGTGTTGAATAATATCTGCACCAATCACTGTGACTACTGTCCGCCTAGTTTACACTCCGGAACTAATCATAATTATCGTTGGGAGGATGCACAGTCGTTTATTAAACAACTAATTTCTCGTTATCCAAAAATACATTGTGCCATTAGCGGCGGCGAGCCGACAGTAAGCCCATTCTTTCCCGACTTGGTTAAAATGTTTTATGATGCTGGACACACGGTGGGTATCACTACTAACGGTGCTAGATCAGTAGAGTATTGGGAAAAGATATCCCCATTACTCAGCTATGCATGTTTCAGTTATCATATCGCATATGAAGATGACAGATTTATTGAAAAAGTAAAAGCGGCATCAAAATATACTTCTGTTGCTGTTCGAGTGATGATGGATAGCCGTCAATGGGATCGCGCTATAAAAGTATTAGAAACTTGTAAACTTATACTCACTGACTGTAGAGTTGAACCTGTTAAAATTTTAGCAGAAAAAGCCTACAGAGAAAATATCGGTGATCAATATACACCTGAGCAGTTGGAATGGTTTAAAAATAATCCTGGAACAAATGCTAAGAACTGGGTCGCTCCTACAGCATGGCGACGTGCTCCTATGACCAGTAAATTTTTCTACGACGATGGAACTGTAAAAACAGATCAAACAAATTATATCATTGCTACAGGACAAAATGATTTTAGAGGTTGGGCGTGTAATATTGGTTTGGAAAGTTTATTCGTTGGCTGGGAAGGATGGGTCAAAAAAGGTAACTGTCACCAGGGACCTCGATTGTTTAATTTGGGCGAATCTCCCACTAATTATATTTTACCAGATACCGCAGAACTCTGCGTCCAGAGTACTTGTTCGTGCAATACAGATATTTTAATATCCAAAGTACCAATTATGGATAAGGAAGATCCGTATATTCGTAGCAATTTGCGTACATTCAAAATAAGTACTGAAGAAGAGTACCAAAAAGAGCGTATTAGATACAGTAAAAAAGAGACTTGACAGTTGTCCTATTTGGTGCTATAATATACACATACTGAAACTTTAAGAGGAGCAGAAATTGGCTAAAGTAGCAACCAAATCACGTATTACTAAAAAACAAGTAATTGCACATCGCACTAAGGTGCCAAAAGATCACAGCCCAACTTGGGATGATGCAGAGATATTGTCTACTGATGAGTTTAGCAAAAAGTTCCGTAACGCAATGGATTACTATCGTTTGGAATTTAGCGGGAAGGATTTAAAGCCTGCTGTTATCAAATGGATGACTAGTGTAGGTTGCACTAAAGAAGACATCCAAGCGTTTAAGAAAACTAAAGACAATCGTTGCGGTGGCACAATGGGTGCTATTGCTTCCTGCTTGCTCCGTGGTATGCCTGCTGTTCGTGCAGATTTTAACAACGGTCGTGACAGTTCAGCTTGGTTGCGTGAGCGCATTAACGAAGTTATCCGTGATGGTAAGGACGATCTCGACGAAGAAGCAGAGGCTAAAGTTGAAAAACCTGCGGTGTTCACCCCTTCAATCCAAGATCGTGTGCGTGAATCTGCTTACAAGATGACCGAAGAAATTGAAAATGCTATTGAGAGTTTCCAAGTTGATCCAGAAAACTTTGATCCAAAAGCGTTTAAAGTTCTTAACTTGCTCAAAGCAGTTGAAGCAAAAGCCGCACACACCCGTATCATTAAACAATTTTATAGCCGTGATTTAGCAGAGCTTGAAGAACTTGCTAGTGGTAATGCTGATGAGCAGTTGAAAGAAGGCTATTCGCACCGTAGTCGTAAGCAGATTAAAAACTTGATTGCATTCTATCAAGAAGTTATGGCCGCTTGCGATATGCTTGGACAAGAAGCTAAAATCAATCGTAAGCCACGCAAGGCTAAGGTTGTTCCTAAGGACAAAATTGTTGCTAAACTCAAGTACAAAAAGACTGATGAGCCTTTGAAACTTGTGTCTATTAATCCTGCTGACATTATTGGTAGCAAGGAATTGTGGATTTACAATACCAAGAGCCGTAAGTTAGGCAAATATGTTGCCAACGAGTACATGGAACTCGGAGTCAAGGGTACTACAATTACCGGCTTTAGTGAGAACTTGAGCATCTGTAAAACACTTCGCAAGCCTGACGAAAAACTCAAAGAGTTTAAAGCCGCTGGCAAGGTACAGTTGCGTAAATTCTTAGATGATATTAATGCTACAGACACTAAAATGAATGGACGCATTAACGAAGAAATTATACTACTTAAAGTAGCATAAAGAAAAACAGCCCTTAGGGCTGTTTTTTTATGGCTCGATACAGTGTTTTAGTCTTGGGTTATTATAGATAAATACTCAAAAGAGAGTATTTCCATGACACAATTAATGATCCAAGACGGCATAGTTCAACTAGTAAACTCAGTTTTAGAAAACTCAACGGGTGCGTTTTCCCATAGCGGAAACTACACTATTGATGGAACATTGACTGCCGATACGATACATGTAAAAAATATCATCACAGAAGATGGTGCAATTTCCGACATTGGTAATTGGGTAGTTAATGCTGAAGAAGAGCTTAACGGTAAGGGATTTAATTGGGCTTGGGGGACCGGATCTGCACTATTACAGTATAGAACAGGTAACAGACTTTGGTCAAACGCCAGCTTTGACTTGCAGTCGGATCAAAGTTACAAGATCGACGATACTCCGGTAATTAGCGCCAGCAGTCTAGGCGATAGTATTGTAAACAGTAAACTACGTACTATCGGAACTTTGAATTCACTTAAGGTAAGCGGTGATGCTACATTAGGTGATTTCTTCTTTGTTAATAGTACCTTTAACAAAATAGGTATCGGCACTGAAGATCCAAGTTCAGCTATTACAATTTTAGATAACAATGTTGAGATTTCAATCGGAAGTCCGGATTATGATGTTGCTTACATAGGAACTTCTAGCAATCACAATGTCAGCATCATTGCCGATGGTCATCCTCGGATAACTGCTACTGCCGCTGGCGAAGTAGTTATCGGAAATCCAAGTAGCAAAGATGGTCTATTACGTGTTAATGGTTCAATCTATGTGGATAACTTGATTACAGATACCCGTGTTGATCGAACAAGCCCATTAGAGTTCCAATCAACACGAGATCAATCTATATATGGTCTAGGCATAGTTTGGAGTGGTACTGGACCACAACGTGAATTACTAATGTACAGTGATCCTGATAGATTGCGTACAACAGAAAGCTTTGAACTAGCAGAAGGACAAAGTTATTATATTGGCGGACATCCAGTTCTTACATCTGAAAGACTGGGCAATAGTGTTGCCTATAGTAACTTAGTTACCGTTGGCCCATTGAACAGTCTTACAGTAACTGGCGATACTACACTACGTGGTAAATTAAGAGTAGATGGTACTGTAAATTTAAATAATTTAATCTTTACCGACGGTGATCGTAGTGTAATAATCGATAAAACAGGTGTTGGTAGTTTTAAATCTATAACAATTAAATCAGCAGGATTTGAATCATTATACGCAGATCAAAGCGAACTAAACATTGGTGACAGAAGTTTAACTAATCGCCCTGTTAAAATATTTGGTCCTGTGAGTATCGGCATTAGAAATCCCGATTCAACTTTACAATTTTCAGTAAATGGTGATGTTGGTATTGGCGGGAAACGTTTTACAAACAGCAATGAAGCACCAACATCCGGTACTTGGACACAAGGTGATATATGCTGGAATACTACCCCATTACCTAGCAGTTTCGTTGGATGGGTTTGTATCCAAACAGGCAGTCCCGGCACTTGGGCAGGGTTCGGACTAATTGCTAATCAATAAACTTGACCTTACTGCATAAAAGCGTATAATTACTATATGCGGACTTAGGCATTCATCCCGCAATATAAACTCTGCATGCCATTGCTAATCTTAGGAGATAACAATGGCAAAATTTTACTCAACAAAAACTTACGGCAACGATAGAGGTCTATCATGCTGTTTTAGACAGTGGAGAGCAACCCATAGTCACTGCTCAACACTACACGGATACTCAATTGGTATCAAATTGATCTTTGAATGCGACACACTAGATGACAAAAACTGGTGTATGGACTTTGGCGGGCTTAAGGAATTCAAAGCATGGGCAGACCATATGTTTGATCATACGCTAGTAATTGCATTTGATGATCCTATGATGCCTTTCTTCAAACAAATGGCTGCACAAGTCAATATGAGCTCGGAGGATCCTCGTAGCGATATTCCACACAAGCGAGGTGCTATTTGCGATCTTAGAGTGGTAGATGGTGTAGGCTGTGAAATGTTTGCTAAAATAGCATACGACAAAATGGCAGAGCTATTAGCATCTGGCGATATGCGCTATCCAATCAATCCAACAGTAAGAGTTAAATCAGTTGAAGTATTTGAACACGGTGCTAATTCAGCTACGTACGAAGGCTAAACAACTTTGGCGCATTTGGGCAAAAGCCCTAGGTGAAAAATCAGGCAGTTCGGACGAGGAATCGGATCGAATTGCTTGCATTAGAACGCTAATTGTGTTAACATATGTTATCACAAACTTTTTTATAATCGCAGGCGTCATAAGGCATTGGTAATGGGAAAAATAGGCTTCGCATGTAAATGGATCGATCATGCAGATCAAGTAAACGGCATCAAAAAAGATGACGATGCTAAACAATACAACACTGGTACAACTACCGTTCGTTGGTTAAATAATCAATCGAGAGATATAGCAGAGCAGAGACTATGGGACCTAATGGTAGGCAATATCGAAGCAACACGGAGATTAGTTGAACGTGTCAGCACACTTGACCCTCATCTTAGGATGGTTAGGATTAGCAGTGACATCCTGCCTGTTTATACTCACGCTGACTTTGCTGATTATTGGCGTAAACCTGACGTGGTTTCATACTGCGAAACCGCGTTCAAAAGAGTGGGCGATATTGCTCGTAATAGCAATGTTCGGTTGTCTATGCATCCTGGGCAGTTTACAGTCTTGGCAAGTGATAACCCAGGCATTGTTGAACGTTCGATAGAGGAATTTGAATATCATGCAGATATGGCACGATGGATGGGCTATGGTAAATCCTTCCAGGATTTTAAGATCAACGTACATATCTCGGGTAAACAAGGTCCCGAAGGTATTCGACATGCCTACAACAAACTCACACCCGAGGCCCGCAACTGTATTACTATTGAAAACGAAGAAAACTCATGGGGTCTAGATGACTGTTTATCTATTAGCGATATCGTTCCTATTGTGCTTGATGTACACCACCATTGGATTCGCGAAGGGGAGTATATCCTTCCGACAGACGATCGTGTTAGGCGTGTCGTTGATAGTTGGCGTGGTCTGCGCCCTACTATGCATTACTCAGTTAGCCGTGAAGATTATCTTGTGGGCCATGACCGACTTACCGCACCTGTTCATGCCCAACTCCTTCTAGACGGATATAAGAAACAAAAACTAAGGGCACACAGTGACTTTTATTGGAATCAAAAAACAAACGAATGGGCAATAACTTTTCTAAACCAGTTCGACATAATGTGCGAAAGCAAGGGCAAAAACCTCGCCAGCATGGAACTGTACAATCAAGCCAAAAACTATCTCGAGAACAACTAATACATAGGTTGGAAACTCTTAGAGAAGAGCTAGAAGAAAATCCTAATATCAGCGAACAACGTCGAGTTCAGATACAAGGGGATATGGCTCGGTATTCTGAGCAACTAAAGAAGTTTTAATAATAGGGCACAAGGCCCTATTATTATTTTGAAGCTTTCGGTTGACGTGGTTTCTTAGCGGCTGGAGCTTTTTTGGCAGCTGGAGCTTTCTTGGCTTTAGCTGGTTTTGCTTCAACTGCTGGTGCAACTGATGTTACCATCGCTTCTGTAGCTTGAACAGCAACTGGTGTTGCTTCTACTACTGGTGTTTCTACTTTATATGGTGCTTCTGCAACCGGTGCTTCTGCTTTTTTCATACCAAATAGTTTTTTAAGTGCATTTAACATAAGTTAATCTCCTGTTGAATATTTATAATAAATACCATTATGTACAACTTTATTAGATACGTTAGCCTAAATGAAGGCAAACCACCTAAAACTTTAACTCAAGCTATTCTTCCTTACAAAAAGGACGAGTTAGAGCCTGCTATATCTGAAGATACTATCAAGTATCATTATGGCAAACTTTACAAGGCCTATGTTGATCGTTTTAATAACGGTGAAGGCGATGCTGACTTTAATGAAGCGGGTGCGTTTTTGCATCATATTTTATTCACTCAATACTATGCACCAGTGGCACCGAATCAACCTACAAATATTGCCGAAAATTTTATAAACAAGTATTTTAAAAGTTTTGATAATTTCAAAAACGAATTTGAAAAAGAAGCTATGAAAATACAAGGTAGCGGATGGGTCTATTTGTCTAGCGATGGCAGTATCAAAACTATTAAAAACCACCAAGTGCGCATGGATATTGTACTCCTAGTAGATTGGTGGGAACATGCTTGGGCATTAGATTATCAGGCAGATAAGAAAGGGTACCTTGCTAATCAATGGAAAATTATCAACTGGAATATTATTAGTTCTAGAATTGGAACTAAACATATCGTTAACGAAGATAAGTCTTCTAAAATAGTCATAGTAGGGGATAGTATTGCTGTCGGTGTCGGCAAATTTTTTCCTAAAGCACATGTAGATGCAATAGTTGGACGTAGCACTAAGGCAATATTATCCGCAGTTGCATCTAATAGAGAAATACAAGGTGCAGATTTAGCAATAGTCAGTGCCGGTACAAATGATTATCCATTAGCTAATGATGGGAAAAATAACAATCCTCAAGCTACTATTTCAAATATAGAAAGCATTAAAGCTGTACTAAATGCCAAACAATACATCTGGATATTGCCGTTTAATCGGACTGCCGCGAAAGATGTTAAGTCAGCTATCGACGGAGATGCTAATATTGATTTAGCTGAGATATCGAGCACTCAAGATAAACTACACCCTATAAGTTATAATCCTGTAGCTAGTGCAATTAAATCTAAAGTTGGTCTATAGTCTTAAGACTGCTCACCGGCATATCCCACACCTTACGTGCTTCTACGCCCTTTTCCTGGGCAAACTTCTTAGCATCACACTCACTGCACACATGGTAAACGGCATTAGTTAACCGCTTAGGATCCATTGCTCCTTTGTCACGATTAAAAACTTCCTGACAACAATCACAACGCATAACCAGTACAGTCTTTTTACGACTGTAGGTATGAGTCTTTCCTCTGTTACTGACCCTTACGTAATGATTTTCACGGAATTCGGTTCTGATTAGCATTGTATATTTACATTAAGATTATAAAAAGTCTTTGATAAATACCATATCGAGGGCCTATCGTGATCACAATTTCCGACTCAGCAAAAGCAAAAATCAAGGATCTACTCCTTGAAGAAAATAATCCTAAACTATCATTACGTACATTTGTACAAGGTGGGGGCTGTAGCGGTTTTAGCTATGGTTTTACATTTGACGAAGAACAAAATGAAGATGATTTTGAAATCCCCCTAGACGAACACAAAGTACTTGTCGACAGTATGAGTATGCAGTATCTACAAGGTGCTGAAATAGATTATAAAGAAGATATCATGGGAAGTCAATTTAATATAAAAAATCCTAATGCAACAACAACATGCGGCTGCGGTAGCAGTTTTGGAGTTTAACTATGTCACTACAAGTTATAGATATTGGTATTCAAGGTAATGACGGAACTGGTGACAGTATCCGCGAATCGTTCCGTAAAGTTAATTCAAATTTTAATGAACTATATGCGATTTTTGGCGCAGGCGGCACGATCAAATTCACAGCATTAGGTGACGCACCAGATACCTATACTGGCAATCAGATCATCATGGCTAACCCTGCTGGTAGCGCATTAACAGCAAGGTCTTTAGTATCATCGAACAATGGCTTAACTATCAACACCACTGATCCTACTAAGGTTACGTTTACAGTTAGTAGCCCTAATTTGGCTAATGATCCAACTCCAACACTAGGAACTTTCCTTAATGCAAACACATTATCTATCGGCCGATTAGCTGATCCAAGTGCCGCACTAGTAACAGCATTTAATAATGCTTATCAAAGTTCTGGTATTACTACTACACTACAGCAAATGCCTGTTACCGTAGGATATGCTGATGCAAACTACCTAAGAGGAAGTACATCATCAGTTAATGGTGTAATATCGTCTACGTTTGCTAATGCTGTCAAGCCAAGAGCTCAGCCAATATTGCCACAAACTAGTGATCCCGATTATGATCCAACATTGACTAGTAACTATGTAAGCACAGAAGCAATGCAACGTAAGGATGTAGTATATCGCGGTGGCGATACTATGACTGGAAAATTGACATTAAGTGATCATCCGGCACCAATGTCAGGTTCGAGTATTGTTAACAGTCCTGACGATTTACAAGCGGCTTCAAAATATTATGTTGATAATAGCACATATTATAGTGCTGTAAATCTATACGTATCGGCTACCAAAGGCGATGATACACAAAAAAATACACCTCTTGGTCGCGAAGGCCGTGCTTGGCAATATGCTTATAAATCAGTCGGTGCGGCTTGTTTACAAGCACAAAACTTAATATCTTTAGCTAACTTAGAACCTGGTCCTTATAGACAACGTATCGCCTTTACAGTTAGTCCAAGCCAATATTATAGTCAAATACAAAATGTTACATTAAGTGGCGGAAATAGTGCCGATGCAGGATATACCGGTGCGGCTAATTTGCTTCAACTTAATAGAAAATTTATCCAAGATGAAACAATAGCATACCTTAATAAAAAGTATGTTAATACTTTTACCTTTAGCAAGTCACGTTGGGCATCAATCATCGAAGGGATGATTAATGCAGTTGGATATGACCTTGTATTAGGAACAACTCATAACGTTACTACTCAAGCTAGTCAGCTGTTTAACACCTATAACAGTGACATCATTACTAATCAACTAACACAGATTATCGATGCTATAACACAAGCAAAAACTCAGATATTAAATTATTCATACAGTTCAGCAAACGTAACAGCATATATTGGCAAAGTAATTGATGCATTGTGTTATGACCTTGTATTGGGAAGTAATTATCAAAGCGTTAGAATAGCACAAGCATTCTCAACTGCTGGAACTGATTTAAGTGCTACAGAAATCGCGGCCACAATCAGTAATCTAGGAGCAAGCATTGTTCTGATTCCCGATGTTGCTGTTTCACAGAATTTTGTTACTACAATTAATTCTCTTGTAACTACAATAAATTCAATAATACAAGCTGGTACTACTGTTACACTATCATGGCCATCAACTACTGCAACTGTTATCGGTCAAACTAGTGCTAGAGATTTATTAAAAAATAATATTAGTTTTATACAAGCTGAGATCATAGCCTACTTATTGGCTAACTATCCTTCATTAAGCTATAGCAAAACTACATGTCAGCGAGATGTAAAATATATTGTTGAAGCATTAATCTACGATCTAATGTATAAAGGCAATCAACAAAGTGTGTATGCTGGTTTACAATACTGGATCGGAAATGTTCTTCAAGTACAGGCTACTGAAAAAGTTGCCACAGTTGCGGCTATTAATTATATCAACACATTAGTACAGGCAATCGTAACTAATTCATCACCTGCTATTATCTATCAGCAAAGCATTTCGCAATATATCAATTCAACACTAAGTGGTAACAATACTGCGACTGCAACATTCTATAGCGGAAGTACTGCAAGTTTAAGTCTAACAGTTACAACAGGCGTAGTTCCGATCAGTGTAGGACAAGTTATTACCGGTACTGGTTTTAGCGGAGGTCAGACTGTAATAGCAACGTCAGTTAACGGTGCGTATACTACTGTTACATTGAGTGCAGTACCAAATGTACAACCTGCTGGAACTCTCACATTTACCAGCCCAGTATTAGGTTCACTAAGCTCTAACATTGCTACTATAGCAGGTATAGTAAACAGCGTAAGCACACCAACGCCTTCAATCACTGCACCGTCAACAAGTGTAGGTGCATCGCTTGCATTAGTTGCCAGAACTGCAATATTGGCGCAAAAAACTTCTTTACAATCAGCGGCACTAACTTATATTGACGCTTCGTATCCAGTATTAAACAACAGTGGAACTAATTCTAGTATTAGTAGTTTATTTAATGTAGCAATTAATTTGCTAACCAACGGCTTTGCATCTAGATCTACTCCGACTTATGCTACACCGGGAACTATTACTTCTGCATATGCACATGCCCGTGATGCATTATTGGCCAACATTAATTTTATTGCGGCTGAGGTTAACGGCTGGATCACCGCTCAATACAGTGGGTTAGTATATAACACCACTGATACTTTACGAGATACACGTTTTGTAATAGAAGGAGTCATATACGATCTTACCTATGGTGGCAATCAAGCAACTTCATATATCGGAAAACGTTTCTGGTACGATAGTACTTCACAGGTAGCATCAGGATTGACTCCAGCAATATATTCTGCTGCCATGCAACGAGCACAAAACGTCTGTGCTCAAATCATCGGTAATACTACAGTAACTCCATCGTATCAAAGTAGTGTTACACAAACTCAAAATTCACTTTGGGCTGATGGCGGAACTGCATCGACAGACTTAAACGCATTATTCAACCAAATTAAAGATGTAATTATCAACAATACAACGTATACTATAACTACACCTTCATTAATTGGATATGCTAGTACGTTAACAACCGCTAGAAGCATTATGACTAACAATGCTTCAACTATCTCAGCATCGGTTAATAACTATCTAACGGAAACATATACAGGCGGATTTACATATAACCAAGCAACGTGTTATCGTGATGTTGGCTATATCATTGATGCTATGGCTATTGATTTAGTCACCGGAGGTACATATCAAAGTGTTAATGCCGGCTTGAGCTATTACAGCAACACAAGTGCTAAGTCAGTTGCTATCGGTACACAATATACTGAAACATATGACGGTATTGCATTTGCTCGAGACCTAGCATTACAAGTATTAAATCAGACTACTGCACAACGATATCAAGCATTAAGTACTCAAGTCTTAAGTGGAAGCTATACTGCAAGTGCAGGTGCTAAGACAACACTTACAACTAACATGAATACTGTGCTTAGTATTATTCAACTAGGCTATGGTGCCGCGCCGACACCGAGTTATGGTACTGGAATTTATACATTACAAATTACTAATGGTGGAAATGGTTATGTTGATCAAGGTACTCCTGGAAATGTACACATTATTCCTGCTAAGGTATTGATTGGTGCTAATTCAAAAGCAAATGGATTGATTGTAAGTTATACTTCTGGAACTGGAACAGGTCTCGATAGTATTGTATTGAGAATGAGTAAGCCAGGTTTCTTCCAGTGCGTACCGACCACAGCGACCGGTACTTCAGGGTCTTATACCGTTACTGTGGCTAGCGTAACATACACAAATATCTATACAAGCACTATTGCAATCGGTATGGGAGTTACTGGTGCTAATATCCCATTGGGTACTACTGTTACTGGTATTAACGGTACTGTTATTACTCTAAGTAATAAATTAGCTGGTAATCTTTCTAGTACGTCTATTGTGTTTGGTGAGCAAATGGACTTTGGTGAGACAGTTAAAGATCTCAACATCACTATCCGTGTTGAAAGTGGAACATACTACGAAGACTATCCAATTAAATTACCTGCTAACGTAAGTATTTCGGGTGATGAATTCCGTAGAACAATCATTAGACCGTTAGACCGTATCAGTCAAAGTCCGTGGAGAAATGTATTCTTCTATCGCGATTCTATCATCGACGGTTTACAAACTGGTTTGATTAATTTTACAACCGATTATGCATCATTAACTACTGCATCATTAACTATTTCAGGACAAACTGGTAACATTACTGCGACCTTATCATCAGGCCAAGCACCTGCAAGTTGGGTCGGACTAGTAATCATGGATGCGACTAGCGAGACTGGTATTGCTGGTAAGGCTGTTATTAATTCTGTTGCTGGCAATATATTGAACTGTACAGTTGTGTATCCATTTGCGGCGGCAACTACTTACACTACAGGTAATTGGCATATTTATGGACTGATCAATTACGGACGTCATTACTTAACTGATCCATTAGATATTAATTCAACTCCGTTGAACAATAGATTAATTGACGTATTCATGTGTAATGATGCTACACGTATCACCGGTATCACATTCCAAGGACATGGCGGATTTGCCATGGTACTTGATCCAGAAGGACAGATTAAAACTAAATCACCTTATGGACAAGTTGCTACAAGTTTCAGTCAAAGTATTAACTATAAACGATTCGCTGGTGGTCAATTCGTCGATGGATTTACAGGACGCTTGTTTGGTAACATCACAAACGTTGCTAGTGCAAATGGCGTGGCTGGAATAACTGTAACTGTTACCGGTAGTGTTAATAGCGGTCTAGATATCCGTGCTCCACAAACACCATGCGTATTTTATATCGCTGGTAATCGTTACCAAGTTGACGATGTTCCTTCATACAATTCAGGAACATACACTGCAACACTAACACTAGACGTATCAACACCATTTAATCCGACAGCAATTTATAATTCTGTAATTTTATCAAGTGCTGTTAAACCAGATATATCAATTAGTGGAATTATCGATGCTGTAACTTATGATCTAGTAATGGGTTCTAATTACCAAGTAGTTAAAACAGCATTGACATTTTTACATCCGTATTATTCCACAATCGGTATTCAACAGTTGTTTATTTTACAGGCAATTAATAAAGCTCGAGATTTAGCTGTCGCTTCGATCACTAACACAACAAGCCAAACTAAAGTAACAAATAGTTTTAATAGTTTAACGAATATTATCACTAATGGCATTTCAGTATTGCCATCTGCTACTTTCCCTGTATTAACAGGTACTGGTGGAACTTCAGCTAATGTGTCAAATGCGGCTACACTATTGCAAGCTAACAAGGCATTTATACAAGCAGAAGTTACCGCATGGTTTGCGGCCAACTATATTACTAAAGCGATTAACAAATACAGTGCCGCTAAGAGTCAACGAGATATTGGATATGCTATCGATGCGATGACTTATGACTTAATATATGGAGGTAATTCATCAGTATATGATGCGGCTTCAGCATATTACTTAGGAGGTTCAAGTTACATCCAAGGTGAAGAAGTTTATTGCATGGCCATGTTTGGTCGTTTGAGTACTATCGTACAACAAGTTGTACAAGCGCAAACTGTTACAGTAACCGTAGGAAACATTTATGCACAAAATAAAGTTGCGGCAAGCGCGGCAACTTCTTCTGAAGCTACGATTTTAGCAACACTAACTAGCGTTTATATAGACTATCTATACGAAGGTGTCTTTAATAACACTACTGTTGCAACAGTTACTAGCGGATCAAACGTATTAACTAATGTTCCTTACAATCCATTGATCAACGTTGGAGCAACTATTGCAGCCGGTACATACTTTGGTTCAGGAGCTACTGTTACAAGTATTGCAAACTATTTGTCACTAGGACAAATTACTGTTAACAATAATGCGGCTACTACTGGTTCTAATGTTCCATTATCATTTACTAGAGGTGATGCAACATCGGTTACTAGAACACTACCGACATTACCAGCAGATACTGCTTACACTCAAGTCAAAGCAGATAGAACAACTATCGTTGCGGCCAAGGCATCAATCCAAACTGCTATTACAACATATCTAAATGCTGGTGCTAATTTACCAATCAACATCGAGATGGGTGGTAATCGTAGTATGTTAGCTAACGACTTTGCTATGATTAACGATCTTGGTTACGCTATTGTTGTAACCAACGGTGGTGCAAGTGAACAAGTTTCAACATTCTCATACTACTGTCATACACACTTCTGGTCGATTAATGGTGGACAGATTCGTGCTGTAGCAAGTTCAAATGCACACGGTAACTATGGTTTACGTTCAACTGGTTATGACGTGACTGAATTGCCTGATGCTGTTTTACTTGCCCAGGACATGGTCCAAACTGCTAAGGTTTACAAACAAGGTGTAACAGCATCTTTGATGGCTCCGACAGCAACAACTCAAGCATTAAGCGTATACATTGTAGGATATACATATATTCCTTATAACGTTAGTGAACTTGAAATTGATCATACACTCCAAGGCGGTGGTGTAACTCGTTATCTAATTGGTAGTGTGTCACATACTATTACAACTGTCAACGGACAAAATGTATTACAACTTAACCTAAGTACTAGTGGAACTAACTCTACATCAACGAACGGTTTAACGTATGCGCTGTATGATGGACAAAACGTTACTATTCGAAACTTACAGAATATTAAATTCTTAAACATTGATAACGTTAAACCTACTCGACCATCAACTGCTGTACAATATAGCGATAACTTAGCTGACATCTATCGTGTTATTGCATATAACTTAACTGAAGCATCAGGTGAACAGTTACCAGCTAACACTGCTATTCTATCAACTGATACATCTTATGCATATTACATTCTTACAACTGATGGTGGAAATATTGCAAACACCGATCCAATCAGTGATGCTACTGCAACTGTAGCTACTAGTCTTGCAACATTTACTGGAAACATTAGTGGAACAACATTAACAGTAGTTAGTGGACTAGTTGGCACTATTAGTATAGGACAAGGTGTTACTGGTAGTAATATAACTGACGGAACTTATATTACCGCAGGATCTGGTTCATCATGGACTGTTAACCAATCAATGAGCGCAACTGGAAACGTTACAATCACAGCATCATCTGGTAGCACTGTAAGCAAAACATTAACTATAAATTCGTTTGTTGCTGGTAATGTATATGCTACTGCTGGTGCATTAGTTGGAGCAAGCATAAGTGGTATAGGATTTACAGCCCAAACTATTACTGCTGTGGCTAACCCAACTGGCTCTACATTTGTTCTTACCCTAAGTGCAGTGCCTACCATCATTCCTGGCGGTACTGTTGGATTCTCAAATAAAACTCAGGGAAGTAAAGTTGGCGATAATACTGTTGCTGTATTAACTATCAGCAATACTGCGATCATTAGCCAAATTAACAAAGGCATTTATTTGTTTGGTTGGGCTGGCCGTACACATCGAGTGATTAGTTATACAATTCCAACGACTATTGCCACTGGTACATTTAATAGTGGATCAACTGCTAGTACTATTTTGATTGTTAGCGGTGTTGCAGGAACTATTGCACCTAACCAAGTTGTAATCGGAACTGGATTTAACAGTACACAATACGTACAAAGTGTAAGCCTAGTTGGTACTACTGCTACTGTTACACTAACTGCTGTTCCAACAGCACAACCAAGTGGAAATATTACATTCGGTATTGTAAAAAATGGATACTTAACTATTGATCCAAACCCTGTCCAGAATAATGCCGCAGACGGCACTGTAGTCAACTCAATGACGTATTTGAGTACTGCCGCAGGATCAAACAGTAATACACTTGTAACATACACTATCCCTTACAGAACTGCATATCCAGCAGTAGATAGCTATCTCACTGTAACTGGCCAAAGTAACACTAATTACAATGGAACTTATCAAGTAAGTGCCCTTGGCAGCTCTACCGTTATTACTGTTGCATCTAATAGTGCGCTGTCGGTTGGTATGGTTGTTACTACTGCGTCAGGAAGTGCGTACATTCCACCATATTGTATTATTCAATCTTTAATTGGTAATACTCAATTCGTAGTAAGCCCAGCGGCATGGTTACCATCCGGCACTAGCATTAGTGCTGTAGCAGTTGCTACAGTTCAAGGTATTACAATTACCAACGGTGGTACAGGATACACAACTGCTCCTACGATTACATTCTCAGGTGGCGGTGCTATTACACAAGCGCAAGGTTCATGTACCATAGTTAATGGTAGTATTGCTACTGTAACTGTTACAAGTCCAGGCTACGGTTATACAAGTATTCCAACTATTACACTAAGTCAAGTATTAGGTGGAGCTCAATTAACGGCTGTGTTAACATCAATAACACAGACTAGTGCTACTGTTACAACCGGAGTTAACACTAACACCATAACTTTAAGTTATCCTAGTGCTCCTGGAACTGCTGGAACTGCAAGTGCATCTTTAAATGCCGCAGTTACATTAAACACAAGTTCTATCGCGGCCGGTACTGGTATCCTTACTGTAGGAACTATTACTGCTGTTGGCGGCAACTCTACTATCTACCCAGGAATGGTACTAACTGGTGGTACGATTGGTTCAAACGTGTTTATCACTGCTAACATTAGTGGTAGTGGCGCAGGCTCAACTTGGCAAACCAATACAACTACTGCTCAATCAAGTACAACTATCACCGGTACTGCTAATTTATTAACAGTTAGCAAAGTTACCAACATGTATGTTGGTGCTCCGATAGTATTCACCGGAACAACAGCTAACCCAGTATTTGGTAATATTGTAAGTGGTACAACCTACTATATTAGTAGAATCGTAAGTGCATCATTACAAATTGCTGTTAGTTCTACACAAAGTACTACCGACTTTACTTTAACAACTGTAGCTAGCGGAAGTACTGCATACTATACACCTAGCTATGTCTATGGTACTAGTTATACTAATACAGGTACAGGATTAACTGTAACTACTGTTTCATCAGGAACATACGCTGGCACATACAGTGTAACTTATACATTCTCATCAACAACTGCTCCAACTACAGGTGTATATTATTACGTAAGCGGAAACAGTAATCCATTGTATAATGGTTATACTATTTGTTCAGCAAGTACTACAACTAGCATTACATTGAATTATCCATATAACCCCGGTACATATAGTAATGCTACAACTACAACTATAACTCGAGAAGCAACTAGCGGATCAAGTTCAACGCTTGGTATTAGTGCTCCGTACAGTGTAAGTAATGCATTTAATCCTCGATTAGGATATCCTGGTTCAGAAGCCGCACAGATTACTACACGCATTTCAACAACTCGTGTTACAGGTCATGACTTCTTGAACATCGGTACTGGTAGCTATACTACTACTAACTGGCCGACTGTCATTTATGGTAATCCAAGTATCGCCGCTGATCAAACTAAAGAAGTATTAGAAGAAGGCGTTGGTCGTGTATTCTATGTAACAACTGACCAAAACGGTATCTTCCGTGTAGGACGTTTCTTTAGCGTTGACCAAGGTACTGGTAGTGTAACATTTAGTGCGTCTATTGCGTTGTCAAATCTAGACGGTCTAGGATTTAAACGAGGTGTAGTTGTTGCTGAATTCTCAACAGACTCAGCAATGACTAACAATGCGTCGGATACTGTATCAGTGCAAAGTGCTGTGCGTGGATTTATTGATAGACGTTTAGGTTTAGACTACGGTGGCAATCCAATACCGGCATCTACCCTAATCGGTCCAGGTTACTTAGCCCTTAATGGTGCATTGGCAATGAAGGGCAACCTTAACATGGCCTTGTATACCATTAATAACTTAGCGGCTCCGGTAGGAAATTCAGATGGTACTAACAAACTATATGTTGACTCTCAAGTTGCAAATATTAACTCAGTTAATAAACTTAAAGACGTTTCAGCAACACTAGCATCAACTGTTGCTAATAGTAACTTCTTAGTATACGATAGTGCTGTTACAAACACAGGTGGTAGTACTGGTGGTTGGAGAAATGTCAGCATACCAACAGGTGATGTTAATATTACATTCAATGCTGGCGCTGGAACATTAACAACTGCTATTCAAGCCGATAAGATTGTTAACTCAATGGTTAACTCTGCGGCAGCGATTGCACAAAGTAAATTGGCCATGACAGCGGCAAGCACTCGTGCTAATGCTACTGGTATTACACAAGCAGATTTAGGTTTAGCAAGTTTCAGCAACACACAGTTCACATCAACTAACGGTTGGATTACTTTACAAACATCAACAAGTACAACTACAGGTGTTACATATAATAAAATACAATATGTAAGTTCAGGTACTATACTTGGTAATAGAACAGGATCATCTGCACAACCGAGCGAAATGACTCCTGTACAAGTAGTTACAGATGGTAATGGTATAAGCAACGCGGCATTTACAGCGGTAGGTGTAATGACTGTTGCGGCAACTGCTGACGGGTCATTTAACGGTGTAACTAACTTTGGTGGTGGGAATACATATGCGATAACACCAATTACAACAAGTCATGGTGCTAGTAGCATTATTAAATCAGCAGGCGATAGCAGTGTTGATGTTGGATCATTAAAAATTAATGGTTATCCAACTTTAGCGATTGTCGGTAGTACACAATTAGCGATAACTACACCAGGTGCACAGACTGTTATTACTACAAGCGGTACAAATGCTAGCAATGCTGTAATTACAACAACTGGTACCCTAGATACAAGTAGTGGCACATTAAAAGCAACTGCTATCACAACCGGTGCTCCATCAACAGCTGGAACCATTGTAGGACAATGGGCTGTACAAGCGTCAAGTCAAATCGACTTCACACTTGGTACATTAAGATCTACAACACTTACAACAGGCGCCGATGCTACAAGTGGTACTATTCAAGGTACTTGGTCATTGACTGGTGCAAGTAAATTCCAAGCTACATATGCTGACTTAGCTGAATTTTACGAAGGAGATCAGCAATACGAACCAGGTTGGGTATTAGTGTTTGGAGGTGACAAAGAAGTTACCACCACAACGACATATAACGATACTCGTCTAGCAGGTATAGTAACTACTGACCCTGCTTATGTGATGAACAAGGATCAAACAGGCATTGCTGTTTGTCTAGCATTGGCTGGTCGTGTTCCATGCCGTGTGGTTGGCAAAGTGAAGAAAGGTGATTTATTAACTACGAGTGCAACTCCTGGTTGTGCAGTTAAAGCAACAGATCCGAAACTAGGTAGCATTATCGGTAAGGCTATAGAGGATAAAGACTACGATAGTGTAGGGGTTATCGAAGTGGCGGTGGGGAGATCATAATGGCACAACTAACTATAAACATCGGTCAGTCGGCAAACGACAAAACAGGAGATCCGTTACGCACGGCCTTTACAAAAGTAAATTCAAACTTTACTGAAATATATGCCGTTTTAGGAACAGTTCCTAATGGTACTAAGACCGCAACTGCTACTGGAACTGCTGGACAAATCAGTTATGATGCAAACTATGTTTACATATGTATAGCAACAAATACTTGGAAACGTGCGGCGCTGACTGGCGGTTATTAAAATACGGTAAATATTAAAAGAGAGCAAACATTATGGCAATTCAAACAATTAATTTAGGTAACTATGCAAATGATGGCACTGGCGATGATTTAAGAGTCGCATTTACCAAAGTTAATGCAAACTTTGCTGCCTTAGACAGTGCGGCTGCGATTTCAAATGGAGTCAACGTTGGCAGTGGTATAGGTTTATTTTTTGCAAAAGACAGTACTAATTTACAATTTAAATCGTTAACCAGCACCGGAAACTCTGTTACAATTTCCAGCACGGGAAATACAGTTAATCTAGAATCCATAACAAGATTACAAAGTGATCCAAATCCTGTATTGGGCGGAAATTTAAATCTCAATAATCACTATGTATATGGTGGTGATATTCAAAGTACTGTATACGGCTACAGTGTTCCAGCATCTGCAATGCTACATTCATTGCTCGTTGAATCAAATAATTTAAATGTTGACTTGGGATCATTTTTAACTCCGACTGGATATGAAACTGACGGACTAGCAGGACGTAAAGGTTACTTGCTAGACTACGGATTATTTTCTGATAATCAAACTAATGATGAATTAAATTTTGGAACATTTAGTGATCATACAACAGGTGGTATTGGCCAAATAACCCTAGCTGGAAACCTAACTACTATCGGTGCTAATAATTTAACACTGACAACTACTGCAAACACTAGTCTAACATTGCCGACTAGCGGAACATTAACTACAACCGCTAACAATCTTAGCGCATTCGCAGCCACTACCAGCGCACAATTAGCTGGCGTTATTAGCGATGAAACTGGTACTGGCAATTTAGTATTTGCAACTAGTCCAACCCTAGTATCCCCAACGATCGGTGCGGCAGTTGCTACATCATTAACATTCCCAGACACAACTGTACAAACAACAGCCTTTCCCGGTACTTATGCTCAAAGTGGTGCTACTAGTGCTTATGCAACTAAAAGAATTTTACAGTATAATCCGTCAACCAACGTTGTCACCTATAGTAACTATATAGATGCGGCAAGCATATACGTTACAGGATACAGTTCAGAAATTCACGTTAGTCCTGTTGCTGCCGATGATACTGGCAAGGGCACTATCGGTGATCCAGTTAAGACTATTGCTCGTGCCAAGGTACTCTTAGCCGCGGCTTTTGAAACAACAGGTGCTGGCCAAAGAAAGACAATTATCTTACATCCGGGCA